CAAAAGCAAATCTGTTGATTTCTATTGCTAATGCTAGAAAGGATTGCATAGCAACTGTTTCTCCACATAGAACAAATATTGTCAATGTGACTAACACAACAACACAAACTAATAATGTGTTGAAGTTCTTCAGTCCTTTATCATCTTCATCTTACTGTGTATTTGACAGTGGATACAAATACATGTTTGATAGATTCAATAATGAATTCAGATTCATTCCATGTAATGGTGATATTGCTGGATTAATGGTAAGAACTGGAATCTTAGCATTCCCTTGGTTCTCACCTGCAGGACAGCAAAGAGGAATCCTGAACAATGCTATTAAATTAGCATACAGTCCAAGTAAAGATCAGAGAGATCTACTTTACTCTTCTAGAATTAATCCAATAATTAATCAGAGAGGAGCAGGTATACTTCTCTTTGGTGATAAAACTGGATTATCTTATGCATCTGCATTTGATAGAATCAATGTTAGGAGATTATTCTTAACTGTTGAACAATCACTTGAGGGTGCTGCAAATGCTCAACTCTTTGAACTCAATGATGCCAACACAAGGTCTAACTTTGTGAACATTGTTGAACCATTCTTAAGAGATGTTCAAGCTAAGAGGGGTTTATTTGACTTCTTAGTTGTTTGTGATGAAACCAATAACACTCCTGATGTTATTGACAACAATGAGTTTAGAGCTGATATCTACTTGAAACCAACCAAGTCTATCAACTTTGTGACTCTAACCTTCGTTGCTACTCGTACTGGAGTTAGCTTTGAAGAAGTTGTAGGAACTGTTTAACCATTAAATTGATAACATAGGAGGACTTTAAAACAATGGCTGAAACAAGAACACTTTCACAATTTAAATCAAAACTGGCTGGTGGTGGAGCCAGACCTAATCTGTTTGAGATATCAATTCCTACTTTCCCTACAGCAATTGCTGAAGCATGGAGTCCAGGAGATGATAATGAAAATGGAATGTTTAAATTCTTAGCAAAAGGAACTGCATTACCTGCATCAAACTTAGGTAGTGTAGAAGTTCCATTTAGAGGAAGAACACTCAAGGTTGCTGGAGACAGAACCTTTGATGATTGGACAGTTACAATTATCAATGATGAGGACTTCAAACTTAGAACTGCATTTGAGAGATGGTCAAATGTTATCAGTAGATTAGATGATGCTACTGGTGTTACTAACCCATCTTCCTACATGACTGATGGTTTTGTCCAACAGTTAGGTAGAGGACCAACTGCAAATACTGGATCAAATGATGGTGGTGAATCATCAGTTCTTAGAACTTACAAGTTCTTTGATGTTTTCCCAGTAACAGTTGCAGAGATTGCACTAAGTTATGATACAACAGATACTCTAGAAGAATTTGATGTAACATTCAGATATCAATACTTCACAATAGGTAACTCCACACAATCTAGTGGATCTACTGGAGAGGTCTTGATTACTTAATAAATAGTGCTATAATAGTCTAAAAAGAATATAACATGGCGAGATTATTTGGATTCTCCATTGAAGATACAGAAAAAACACCTGCTGGCGTAGTATCTCCCGTTCCTCCTAATAGACAGGATGGATCAGAGTACTATGTCAGTTCTGGTTTTTATGGATCATATGTAGATATTGAAGGTGTATATAGAACAGAAAATGATTTACTTAGAAGATATCGTCAGATGTCTCTGTATCCAGAATGTGATAGTGCTATAGAAGATATTGTAAATGAAGCAATTGTATCAGATACAAATGATAGTCCAATAGAAATAGAACTATCAAATTTAAATGCTAGTGATGGGATAAAGAAAAAGATTAGAGAAGAGTTTCAATTTGTGTGTGAATTATTAGATTTTGATAAGAAAGCACATGAGATTTTTAGAAACTGGTATATTGATGGAAGATTATATTACAATAAAGTTATAGATCAGAAAGATCCACATGCAGGTATTCAAGAACTGAGGTATATTGATGCTTCTAAAATGAAGTATATACGCCAGATGAAGAAATCTAAACCTGGTGCTAATAATCAACCTTTAGCAAATGCAGATGTAACTGGATATAATTTTCCAGAGATAGAAGAATATTTCATATATACTCCTCAAGGAACAACTACACCATATACAACTAGTGGTGGAAATCCAGCAAAAGGAATTAAATTAACAAGAGATTCAATTACATATTGCACATCAGGACTTGTAGATAGAAATAAAGGATCAACATTATCATGGTTACATAAGGCAATCAAACCATTAAATCAATTAATGATGATTGAAGATAGTCTTGTAATTTACAGATTATCAAGAGCACCAGAAAGAAGAATATTTTATATTGATGTAGGTAATCTTCCAAAAGTAAAAGCAGAACAATATCTCAGAGATGTAATGATGAGATATAGAAATAAACTAGTATATGATGCTAATACTGGTGAGATGAGAGATGATAAAAAATTCATGTCAATGATGGAAGACTTCTGGTTGCCTAGAAGAGAAGGTGGTAGAGGAACTGAAATCACAACATTACCTGGTGGACAGAATCTTGGTGAGATTACTGATATCAACTATTTCCAAAAGAAATTATACAGATCACTCAATGTTCCAGAAACTAGAATTGCTGGTGGAGATGCAGGTTTCTCATTAGGTAGATCATCTGAAATCCTAAGAGATGAAGTTAAGTTTAGTAAGTTTGTTGGTAGAATGAGAAAGAGATTTACACATCTCTTTAGTGATATCTTAAGAACACAATTACTTCTAAAAAATGTTTGTACTCCTGAGGATTGGGAGATTATGAATGATCATATTCAATATGATTTCTTATATGATAATCACTTTGCTGAACTCAAAGATTCTGAACTTTTACAAGAAAGATTGAATCTTGCTAGTGCTGCTGAACCTTATGTTGGTAAATACTATTCTGCAGATTATATAAGAAGAAAAGTTCTTAGACAAACTGATCAGGAAATTATAGATCAAGATAAACAAATTAAACAAGAAATAGCAAAAGGAATTATACCAGATCCTAATGCTCCTATTGATCCAGCTACTGGACAACCACTCCCACAAACTAATGGAGTTCTTGGTAAAAATACTTTAGAACCTGAAGTTGAAGAAGAAAAATCTGAAGCTCCAGAAACTCCATCTGGTGGGGAGATATAAATAACCTTATAAGACTACATTAATTAGTATGGAAGAACTTATGGATTTACTTGTGAGTGATGAATCACCTTCACAGGTAAGCGATAAAATAAAAGATATTCTCTACTCTAAAAGTGCAGAGAAAATTACAAGTGTAAGACCAGAAGTTGCATCATCATTATTTGATGGTGAAGAAGAATTAGAAGATTCTGAAGAAACAACTGCTGAGTTAGAAACTGAAGTTGAAGATGATTCTGAAGTAGAGGATCAGGAAGAATTAGAACCTGTAGAATAAGGTTAATAATTACTAAATAATGTATAGGATTATAGTAACCTTATAAGATAATGGCATTACAACCAGTTGGAAGTGGATCATCAATAGCGAGTGGAGCATCTGCATCTCATGCAAAATTCTCACATCAATCTGATGTGGTAAGAGTTTATGCTGATGGATGCACAGCAGCAGTTGCTGTTGGAAACACTGCAGTAGCAACATCTGCTGATTTCATTGTTCCAGCAAATCATGAACCTATGTCTATTAGCATAGGAAAACCAAGAAGTCAAAGAGTTGTTGGTCTTACAACAACTAATACAACTGTTGTTGTTGATTTCCCAGAAGGAACTGGTTGTCCTTTCTCTGTTGGTCAAAGAGTGAGTTTAACTGTAACAGATCCTCAGAATAGACATTTTGAGTTTACAGATAAACCAGTTGCAAGTATCAACAATAGTTCTAATGTTGGTGGTCTCTTTGGCACAAGATTAGTGGTTACACATTCTTATGGTGCAATAGTTGGTGTTCATACAGCATATGTTGAAGGACCTAGCACTAGTGCTGAATTAAGAGATGTGATTCACATTTCTGCCCTAGCAAAACCAAATAGTCATGGTAATGCTGCAACAGGTGCAGTTTATTTCCAACAAGTTCAAGTTACCAGTGGAGCATAATGAAACTTATTAGAGAAGAAATAGAATCAGTTGACTTCATTGTTGAAGAACGCAATGGTAAAAAGTCAATGTATATTGAGGGTATTTTCTTACAAGGAGATATTCAAAATAGAAATGGAAGAATGTATCCAATAGACACCTTGAGAAAGGAAGTTCAAAGATACAATGAATCTAATATTGTGACTGGAAGAGCACTTGGAGAACTTGGTCATCCAGATGGTCCTACTGTTAATCTTGATAGGGTTTCACATAAGATTGTTTCTCTAAAAGAGAATGGATCTAACTTCATAGGTAAGGCAAAAATATTGAACACTCCAATGGGAAATATTGCAAAAAATCTTATAGATGAAGGTGTAAAATTAGGTGTTTCCTCAAGAGGTGTTGGCTCATTAAAACCAACAAAAGAAGGATATAATGTAGTCAGTGATGATTTCATGTTATCCACTGCTGCAGATATTGTAGCAGACCCTTCTGCTCCTGATGCTTTTGTTGAAGGAATCATGGAAGGAAAAGATTGGATATGGGATGGTGGTGTTCTAAGAGAACAACAAATTGCCAAAACATACAAATCAATCAATACTCTAGTTGATAAAAAACAATTAGATGAAAATAAATTAAACATTTTCAACGATTTTCTAAATTCGTTGTAAAATTTTAATCTACTAAATAAATATAGATTTAAGTTAATAAATCCAAATGTCTCGTGGTACAAAATTACAAGAAATGGAGCAATCTAAAACTGCTGTGAATGCTAATGCAACACCTGGTGATACTGCCATGCCAACTGCAGGTAGTAATGCATCTGGTGTTTCAGTTGCAGGTAACACAGCCCAAGTAGAGGATCTTGGAGGTCCTACCCCTCAAAATTACAAACCAGATGATGATTCTGCCAAGTTAAAAGAACCTGGTGCGACTCTCAAACAGGTTAGTGATGTAGTAACTAAAAATGCTGCAAAAGCAGATCCAATGCCTACTGGCAATGCAACTCCTGGCACATTAAGTCAAGGAGATGAAGTTGAGTTAGATGACTCACAAGAAGTAGTTTCTGAAGATCAATCAGAAGAAGCCACAGAAGAGGCACTAGTTGATGAAGGTATTAACATTGAAGATGATGTTAATGCACTCCTAGGTGGAGAAGAGTTATCAGAGGAATTTAAAGAGAGAGCAAAGACAATCTTTGAAGCTGCTCTTAATTCTAAGATAAAAGAAATTCAAGAAACTCTTGAAATCCAGTATGAGCAAAAACTCAATGAGGAAAAAGAAGAACTGAAAATCTCTTTAGAAGAGAGAGTAGATTCTTACCTTGAGTATGTTGCTGAAGAGTGGATGACAGAGAATCAACTAGCAATTGAGCATGGACTCAAGACAGAAATGACTGAATCATTCCTTTCTGGAATGAAGGGTCTCTTTGAAGAACATTATGTAACAATCCCTGAAGACAAATATGATGTGCTTGAGAGCATGGTAGACAAACTAGATGATATGGAGACAAAACTCAATGAGCAAATTGATAAGAATATTGGTTTAAACAAGAGACTTGGAGAGTCTGTTGCTACTAATATTGTAGATCAAGTTTCTGAAGGGTTGGCAGCAACTCAAAAAGAAAAGCTCAGCTCACTTGCTGAAAGTGTAGAGTTTGAAAGTGAAGAAAAATATCGTGAAAAGTTAGAAGTTCTAAGAGAGTCATACTTTAGTGGAACAACTAATGAATCTGCGAAAAAAGTGTCTAACGCTCAAACATTATCTGAAGGTGTAGATAGTACACCTACTCCTGTTTCATCAGGAATGGATGCTTATGTAAGAGCATTAGGAAGCTTTAAGAAAAAGCAGAACTGAATTTGTAATTAATCAAACGTAAATTTCACACAATTAGGTAAACGCAATGTTCCAATCAGAACACTTGCAAGAGAAGTGGGCACCACTACTTGACTATGAAGGTCTTGATCCAATCAAAGACAGTCACAGAAGAGCAGTAACCTCTGTCTTGCTAGAAAACCAAGAAAAATTTTTAAAAGAAGAACAAGCATTCTCATCAGGTATAAACTTGATGGAAGCACCAACCAACTCAGGTAACGCAGCTGGCGCACAAGGTGGATTTGGTGGAGGAGCAACAGCAGGTGGTCCTGTTGCAGGTTTTGACCCAGTTTTAATCTCCTTGATTAGAAGGGCAATGCCTAACTTAGTTGCTTATGATCTAGCTGGTGTTCAGCCAATGTCTGGACCAACAGGTTTGATCTTTGCAATGAGATCCAGATTTACTAACCAGAGTGGTACAGAAGCACTATTCAATGAAGCAGATACTTCATTCTCTGGTACAGATGCTGGTTCTGACAACACATTAACCAATCCATTCTCAGATGTAAACACTGGTATTGGTACAAACACACAGAGAGGAGATAACCCATCTGTTCTTAACCCAGTTGGTACTGCATCAACTAACACAGCAGCTTTCACAGTTGGTCAAGGTATGGCAACTGGTGATGCTGAAGCACTTGATGGTTCAGGCAATGATGCCTTTAACCAGATGGCATTCAGTATTGAGAAAGTTACTGTTACTGCTAAGTCCAGAGCACTAAAAGCAGAGTACAGTTTAGAACTAGCTCAAGACCTCAAAGCAATCCATGGATTGAATGCAGAAGCTGAGTTAGCAAACATTCTATCAACTGAGATTCTTGCTGAGATCAACAGAGAAGTCATTAGAACAATCTATCTTGTTGCTGAACAGGGTGCTGTTGCAAACGTTGCCACTGCTGGTAACTTTGACTTAGACGTTGACAGTAATGGTAGGTGGTCTGTTGAGAAGTTCAAAGGACTTCTATTCCAGATTGAAAGAGATGCTAATGCTATTGCACAGAGAACAAGGCGTGGAAAGGGTAACATGATCCTTTGTTCTGCTGATGTTGCATCTGCACTAACAATGGCTGGTATCCTAGACTACACACCTGCACTTAATGCTAACTTAAATGTTGATGACACTGGTAACACATTTGCTGGTACAATCAATGGTAAGTTCAGAGTCTACATTGACCCATATTCTGCTAACCTAACATCTGCAAATGGTGCTAACAACAGTGGTACTCAGTACTATGTTGTAGGTTACAAAGGAACTTCACCATATGATGCAGGATTATTCTACTGTCCATATGTACCTCTACAAATGGTAAGAAGTGTTGGAGCAGAGAGTTTCCAACCCAAGATTGGCTTTAAGACTAGATATGGTCTTGTTGCTAACCCATTTGCTGAAGGCACAACTAAGGGACTTGGTAGATTACTCATCAACTCTAACAGATACTACAGAAGAGTGGCTGTTAAGAACCTTATGTAATTCATATTGCATATTTCTCAAAGACCTCCTTAAAGGGGGTCTTTTTTTATCTAAATAATTAAAAACTAATAAAATGGTTTGGCATATTAAAAAGACAAGCATAATGGCTTCAGCAGGTGTTGTTTACTATAAAGGTAATAACTCTTGGACTGAGGAATTTAATGATCGTGCAACATATACTTCTCAAGCAAAAGCAAAAGAAGAGGATTATATTTGGGGAAAGAAAACTTCTAATAAGTGGGATGTTACTGCTGTCAATGAAGGATGATGAAAAGTTTTATTGATTTCTCAGAAAATTTAGAAGATAGAAAAAAACAGTTGATGCAGAAACAAAAAATGATGCAGCAAATGGAAAGAGAGAAGGCATCTAAAAATAATCAACAGTTCAAACAAGATTTAGAAGATAAACAATCTAGTATAGAAAAAGAAAAAGAAGAAGCAAAGAAAAGAGAACAATTAAAAAAAGAGATAAAAGATGAAATAAAAGATGAAATGAAAGATGTAGAAGA